GGCTACAATAAAACTAAATTACTTTATCAATCGTGGCAGCTACTATAAATGCAACTATAAAAAGTGAAACTGCTAATAGCTATGTCACATTGACAGAAGCTAATAGTTATTTTGAAACAGTACCAGATTCTTCAACCTGGACTAACAAAACAGACGATCAGAAGAATAGATCATTAATAGCTGCTACAAGATGGATTGATACTTTTGTATTTCAAGGAGATAGATGTGATGAAAATCAAGCATTAAAGTTTCCTAGAACAAATTATCAGGTAGATAGAGTTGAATTAAGTTGTTCTTCTATTCCAAATAATATTAAATATGCACAATATGAATTAGCTAGAGCTTTGGCAAATGATACTGATGCTATTACTGGTACTACTGGTAAAGATGGTAATTTCTCTGAAGTTAAGTTAGGAGATATTCAAGTTAAATACAATAAAGATAGTCAGGGAACTGGATCTATAAATAATATTATGGATGTTTACCCGTGGTTACAAAGTTATCTTGGAGCATATATGCTAGGTGGAGCAGGTACTTTTCAGATGAGAGTGGTTAGAGGATAATGGCAGGTCAATTAGATTCTATTTTAAAAAGTGTTGCTAAAGATATAGTTTCTACTTTAGGTAATTCTTTAGATACCACTATTACTTATGTAAAAAAAGGAACTTCTAGTTATAACGTAGAAACTGGAGAACAGATTACTGTTGATACAACTTATTCTAATATAAAAGCACCAGTTGAATTTATTAGAAGTGAAGAAGATATTGCAAAAGAAATTAGAGAAGCAAGGATATATATTACACCTGATTTGATAGGAAGTAATCAGCCAACATTTGAAGATGAAGTAATATTAAGTTATGCAGGAAGTACTCGAACTGCACAGATAGTTAATATTGACACCAAACAAGGTGGTCAAACTTATCTGTTCACTTTATCGGTGAGATTCTAATGGCTAAATCAAGTCCTGATGCTTTAAGTCAAGGTATTGCTTCAACGAAAGGAGAACTAAATGTTCAATTTAATAATTTGATAAGCACTATTCTTAATGACTTACCATCTGAAAGTCCTCAATATACTGGTTTTTTTGCTTCTAGTTGGCAAGCAAATACCTACCGACCTTTATCAAATGAGGAACAAACTTCTCCGTGGACACAGGTAAAAAAAGATAGAGATAACGGAATTAAAACAGCACCTATCATTGAACCTAGATACCCAAAAAATAGAAATTATAAATTTGGAGATACAGTATTTATTGGTAATAGGGCTAATTATGCAAGGCAAGCATTGGGATCTCCTAATAGTTCAATCGTGCCTTATGTAGAAAATTTAGGACAAGTCGTTGATTTTATATTTGGTGGAAGCATGAATAGACCAGATGTAAGAGTAGCTGATACGCAAGTATTATATAAAGATACTCAAGGTGGTAGAAGTGCTCCAGCATTAGGTTCGAGGTATTCTAAATTATGACTTTAGTTAACGTAAGAGCAGCTTTTGAAAAAGCTATAACAGATGCAGTTGTAGACGTTGATCCTAGAGTAAAACTTGTATATGACAATGTATCTTTTACCACTCCTGGAAAAACAGTTACTTACATAACAACTTCTATTACTTTTAGTCAATCTACATTACAAGCTCAAGGTGCTTCTGCTGATTATTATTCTGGTGCGATACAAGCAAATGTATATGTTCCAAAGAGTAAAGGAACTTCAAGATTATCTGAAATTTCCGAATCAGTTATTGATGGTTTGAATACTATTAACAGTTCAAGTTATGCTGATCCTTTTTCTTGTTCTCCAAGAGTAGGAGAAGTTAGTGGTCCGATTCCTGTTGAGATTGAAGATCGTTCACATTTCTTAGGAATCATATCTTGTTCCTTTTTTGCTAATAGCTGATATAATTCTAATAGCTATATAATATTATGACTAGAGCAGTTGATCTTCTCAAAAATAAATTTGGTGTAAGCCAACTTTATAAGTATGACATCATGGATAATGATGAAATCTTATTGACTATTTTTTGGCATCCATTAACTATTGCTGAAAGAGAAGCTATTTCAAAGAAAAGCGGAACTGAAGATGCTAATGATTTTGCTTTACAGTTAATGATTGAAAAAGCATTAGATAAAGATGGCAAAAGATTATTTGCTGATGGAGATAAAGCATCATTAAGAAGAGAAGTTGCTGCTTCTGTTCTCCAAGAGATACAACTGGCAATGTTAGAAGCTGGTTCTGACAAGGAGGTTGAAGAGGCAAAAGCCGATTTGAAAAGCTAATCCTGATTGGATGTTTATTTATTCATTAGCAAATGAATTAAAAAAATCTGTTAGTGAATTATGTCAGACCTTAACCCTTGAGGAGATGATAGGTTGGGCTGCTTTTTATGACATACGAAATGAAGAGCAGAAAAAAGAACAAGATAAAACACAAAGAAGAAGCGTTATACCCAAATCGAGGTAGAATAGAATATATGTTTTGCTAATTAGGTCGAAATGGCGATTAAACAGATTGATCTTGTTATAAATACGAGTCGTGGTGAAAAGAATGTAAGAAAACTTCAGCAGATTGCAAAGCAGGTAGAAAAGACTTTTGGGAATCTAAATAAGTTAAAGATAAATATAAAAACAGATCCAGCACAAAAAGCATTAGAAAAGTTAAATCAACAAATAACACTTGGTAATGAAAAGATAAATGCTTTCTTTAAAGGAGGTAGAGGTTCTCAGTTTGGTAAATCAATAGCAACAATTAGAGAAGAGGTTGGTTTTGTTAGAAAAGCATTTGATGATGCGACAAATGCTGTTGAAAGACAAAGGGCTGCTACTGCCTTATTAGCAGGAAATTTTAAAGCATTAAGAGTTGAATCTGCTGCTTTTGCAAAAGCTAGTGGTGCAGATCCAAAGTTAACCATAGGAAGTGTTAGTGCAAGATTAAAAGAAATAGAAAAGTTCCCCAGAACAATACTTGCTGGCAATGAAGCAATGTCAATGCTTAAGCGTATGCAAGAGATGACGATTGTTGGTTCAAAGGAATTTTTAGATATAAGTGTTGCAATAGGAAGGCAGTTAGGAATAAATGCAAATATTCAAATGCAAGCAGCAAGAGCAGCTAAACCTTTCCAATCTTCAATGGCTTTTGTTACTCAGGAACAGATAAGTGCTTTAGGTAATGCAACTCTTGTACCACCAAGTAGAAGATTACCAGCAGCAGGGGGAACAAGTGGTACTTTTGCAGCACAATCTACCAGAGAATTTAACGCAGGTAGACAAGTAGCATTAAGAATTGAAAAAGAAATAACAGAAGAAGTTAAAAAACAAGAAAAAGTCTCAACTAGAACAGAAGATATGAGAAAACGAGAGGCAAGAAGAAGATTAAATAATATGAGAAGAATTAGAAATAGAAGGCAAGGCACTATGCTTGGTGCTGGTTTTCCTTTGCTGTTTGGTGGAGGAGCAGGAGCAGTTGGTGGTAGTTTATTAGGAACGATGTTAGCTCCTAAAGGTCAAGAATTTGGTGCTCAAATATTAGGTAGTGCTCTTGGTACAGTTTTAGAACGTAATCTACGCACAATAAGAGAAATAGGAAATGCTACACAAAACCTAGACTTAGCTTCTTTAGAAAATTCTTCTATAAGAGTTAACGCTGAACTGGATCGAACCATCAAAAATTTACAAAGAATAGGAGAATCTGAAAAAGCTAGAAAACTATTAAGTGAAGAAGTAGCTAAACAAACAAATACAGTAGCAGGAACTTCAGAAAATATAGCCGACAATATTAACCTATTAGTTGATGAGTTTAAACAATTTACAGCTTTAGCATCAACAGCTTTAGGAATAATAGGTGTACCTTTTGTAGCTGCATTAACGCTGTTACTGGATACAGTAAATATGATCCTAGAAGGGTTTAACTTAATTACGTCTGCTATAGGCATGGCTATAACTGAATTAATACGACTGATTAGATTTTTACCTGGTGGTCAAAAAATACTGGATTCTATTGAAAAGAAAGTTCAATCAGTTAATGAAGGTGGAGTTAAGTTAACAAAGTCAGCACAGGACACTATGGCTAGTCTTGCGGAACAAAAACAAAACCTTATAGAAAGACTTACTTTAGGAGATCAGGAAGCTGCTATACAGAAAAAGATAAGAGACATTTTGGCACAAAATCCAGAATTAAAGAAAAAAGAGGTTGAAGAGGCAGTAAGAGGTATAGCAGCAGTAGAAGAACAATTAAGACAGCAGGAAAAAATAAATAACTTGTATAAGTCAATAGGACAAACTATCGAAACTGGTATAGTTGATGCTATTCAAGGTGCAATAGATGGCACTAAGACACTGGGGGATGTTGCTCGTAGTGTATTCAGTCAGATACAGAGATCCTTAATTCAATTTGGTGTTAACTCTTTACTTGGTAGCATATTCCCTGGCTCTAGGTTTTTCAGAGCTAATGGTGGTCCTGTTAGTGCAGGAAAAAGTTATATGGTTGGAGAGCGTGGCCCAGAAATGTTTACACCAAATACAGGTGGTCGCATAACATCAAACGATGACTTAGGTAGCTCAACAAATATAGTTGTGAACGTAGATGCTTCTGGCTCTAATGTTCAAGGAGATCAACAGCAGGGAAAAGAACTTGGTCGCTTAATTGCTGTTGCGGTACAATCTGAAATAATACAACAGAAAAGACCAGGAGGATTACTTTCATAATGGCTACGTTTCCTTCCATAAAACCTAGTTACGGACAGCAAAAAACCTCTGAACCATTAACTCGCACTGTCCGCTTTGCTGATGGCTATGAACACCGTATATTATTTGGCCTTGCACAACATCAAAATCCAAAAGTTTTTAATTTTACTTATGAAGTCTCGGAAACGCAAGCAGATGAGATAGAAACATTTTTAGACGCTAGGGCAAATGATAGTGATAGTTTCGACTTTCCTTCGGAACATTTACCTGGAGAAACGGCTTCAAACTTTAAATTTGTTTGCGAAAACTGGACTAAATCAATACCATTTAAAAATAGAGCTACAATTCAAGCCACTTTTAGACAAGTATTTGAACCGAGTTCATAA